TGCTGCTGCAGGGAGGGGATCGTCTTGCCCTCCGCCTCATGCAGCTTGGCTTGCGCCAGATAACCGGCATAGTTGCCGAGGATGTCTTCACTCAGGCCGTCGTACATATTCAGCTCCAGGTGATATTCGTCGTACACCCACCCGCTGATGGTCAGCTCGTCCCGCTTTTCCTCAAACGGCTCGGCGTTCTCGTAGAAGCGCACCAGGGCTACCCCCGGCTTATTAGGCTGCTCCTCCAGCGAGAAAGCGTTGCTGGGCGCGTTGTCGCCTCTTACTCTCATTTCGCACGACCTCCTTCAGATGTTTTACTCCAATCGGGTCAATGTACTTCACCCGAATTGTATGGCTATTGCAGTGCTTCAGTTGCCCGGCGCGGCTCAGTAGCCCGGAGGCCTGGGCGAACATGATAGGCTTTCCGGCGTCAAGCCGCTTTTTGACGCGGCGGCATTGCCGGGTGAAGCGCAGGAAATTCCGCTTGCGCAGAATGACATGAGTGCGGGAAAAGCGGTAGCCGACCGCGCTCACCATGCGCTTTGCCGTGGGATAGATCTGCCAGTTCGCTTTCATGGACAGGCCGAGCCGCTGCTGCATGAACGCGGCGACCAGCTTCCGCGCCTTGTGCAGCTGCTTCTTATTCGGCCCGAGCAGGGTGATGTTGTCCATGTAGCGGGTCATATACTTCACGCCCGGCAGCGTCATGATGTACCTGTCCAGCGGCTCCAAGTAGAAGTTTGCCAGCCATTGGCAGATGTAATACCCGATAGCCAGCCCGCCGCCGCAGGATTCGATGATGGAATAGACCGTCCGCAGAAAGCGCTTGTCCTTGATCTTCCGCGCCAGCGCCCAGATCAGCCGCTTGCCGGAGATGCTGGGGTAATACTGTGCGACGTCCAGCTCAGCGGCGTACTTCGTCCCCTTCGGGTCGTTGCGGAGCGCGCCGCGGATCTTCTTGTGGATTCGCTTTCCACCACGTCCGGGAATCGACGCGCAGGACCACGGGTGCATCCCGCGCATAAGCACCGGTTTCATGGCCGTCACCAGCATCCACTGGATCACGCCGTCCGGCCAGAACGGAACCATCTTGATCTTACGGTGCTTCTCGCTGCTCTCATCATAGATCTCGCGGATCTTCGGCTCGGATGGTACAAAGCTCTCGCTTGCGACCAGCTCATAGGTCTTTTCGACATACCCGTCCAGGTCTGCCAACACAGGGGCAATGTCTTTACGACTCCGGCGCCCCTTTGCCGCCTCCTGAATGACAGCGCGAATGAAGTCCCGGTCAACCATCTTGTCGTAGAGATAGCCGACTCGTTTCGGCATAGGATTTCCCCTCCGTCCTTGTTTGCCTGCGAGGTTATTCGAGCCGAAGCCTACTAAACCCCGTCCTATGCGGCAATATTTTCACCAAGCGGTGAGGGAAAGCCTGCGCCAGTCAAAAGAAAAACAAGTAGTCGCGCACCGACGTTCGAGTTCGAGTTCGACGAGGCGTTGTTCGCGTTGAAGTAGAAAAGGCCGGCATTGCCGCCGTTGTTCCAGTTGCCACCGACGAGGAGGACACGCCAGCCAGAGTTGTAGTTGGCGTAGAAAACAAGCCCTCGGCGCATGGCGCAGGCAGTCCCGGAGATAATTATACCTCCGGCCTGCCGCGCATACGGAAAAACGGGAGAAAATAACAGAATACGTTATTTTCAAAAATCGTGTCGACGGG